GAACTAGAGTTTGTGGCAGTAGATGTTGCAAGTGAGCCAGTCTCTAAGACTTTTACTTGATTGACTATTTCATCTGAATTGTAAACAAGTTCCATAGAATCCATACAGTAATGGTTCGCACTAGAACTATGTATGTTGGAGACCGTTGGGTTTGACGAACTCCACGCGGTAGCCTGAGCAGTGTTAATGTCAATACGAGTTTTCCATTCGCAACTATTACCAGTGGTTCCATAGAACCATGCGAGTTCGGCGTCGAGAATCGTATTCATAACATCGCCTGAAACTATGTCAATCTCAAAGTAATCTCTAGCTGCGGTTGATGAACCTCCAGTCCCAGACTGAGACCAAGCGACGCGACTATCGACAGCTCGAACAGCATTTTCGAGATTACCTATAACAGTTCGGAAGCTGCGTGTAGTAGCAGTTCCAGTGATTGTAAATGAGGAGAGTCTAGTGTTCAAAGCAATTCGGCATTGGTCCTCAGCAGTTATGACAACCTCAAGTTTTTTAGTTTCAGCAACATAAGCCATGGAAACGTTTTGGATGAAGCCATAGAATAAGTTGTAACCTCCAGCAGTTATGTTTAGTGCCATGTTGCTTCGATAAGGTGGAGTACCAACCAAGTCGGCGAGACTAGATTTCATTAGTCTGATAACAGCGGTGCCGACAGCTGGACGAGCGAACACGCCTTGCTCGATGTCTATTCCGCGGTCGATATCTACTTCGTAAGTATCGCAACGAATCTGAGTCCAAGAATCGGGAGCGTACTCGTACTCTATAACGATGTCAGTTTTTAAGTCGAATGGCATTAGTTAGCAAAATACTTCCTGCGAGTTTTTTTCTCGTATGCCCGAATCGTTCGGATGATGTCCTCAGCTGAGACGTTAGATTTGTTGAGGTTGATTGTATAGTTCGAATCTCCAACATTGTTAGCCAAAGTTCCAACACTTGCTCCAGTGTTATAGAGCGAACCTCGGAGACCTAAGTATTCAGACAGTTTGCCTGAGGCTAGTAAACCTTTAGCGACGATGTTACCTTGAGCTGGTCCCATGCCTAGAAGTTCTTGAACCACGTCTTGTCCGGCACCTGCCTTGACCAATTTAGCGATGTTCTCTTTGAAACCTTTAGCAGCATTGACCATACGCTTCAATTTGTTTATTACAATATCGACATTGAATATGGAAGTCTCGTCAGTGCCACGCGTACCGAATGCTAAACCAATTGAATCCCTGAATCTTTCAGCAGCTTTCTTAATTTTATCGGCGGCGTCATTTAAAGTGTCCGTACCAGCGTCAGAAACTTTCTTTACCGATTTCTTTATGACTGCTGCACCATTCTTACCGTCATTCTGGAGAGTTTTCAAAGCCTTAGGAAGCCAGATACGTCCAGTCGCAACGATTGTAGAATCACCAACATTGACATTAGATTTTTTACGATTAAGGTATTCGTAACTCTTTTGTTGCTCCCTAGCAAAGTTCCAAGCCTCACCCATAGCATATATAGCGACAGTCAGACCAGTGAGAGCAATTCCACCTAGAGCAGCTTTTAGAAGTAAAGTTGAACCTGTCGCCAATTTAGTCCAAGTATCGTAAACACGAATGGCTCCAGTTAGTAAAGTAAACTGAAGTTTCAAAATAACTAATAAACCAGCTAAGTCTTTTACTAATTTTGCATTTTGTACAAGCCATCCAATAGCTTTACCGACAGCTTTTGCAAACTCTACGAATAAGTTTACAATTTGCTCGATACTCTTTTGACCTATATCACTTGCAAGATAAGCCGCCAATTCTTGAATGTATGGGAGTAAAGCATTTCCAACAGTTTCTTTAATGTCATCCATGATTACAAGTAATCTATTGAATGGGTCAGCATTTGCAGCAGCAATAGCCATACCGTCGGTCTTTTGTTTTAGTTGGTCCATCCTATTAGTACCAGCTTTAAGTCCGGGTATTAGTTTTTGAAGTCCACCCATTTGACCATTTTGAGCTCTAGCAAGTGCCTTGGTAACTACCACAAGGTCTTTACCTGTAAAGGCTGCAACATCCAAAGCAACGTTTGTAAGTTCTTGACCTTTACTCAGTGAACCTGTTGCTGCAACTGCTTGCGATAGAGCCGGACGAAGTTTCTCATCGAGGACCGCGGTCGCCAACATTGTTTTCTTTATCCATTTTTCAGCAGCGTCGGTAGTTTGTTTGGTAGCTCCCAAAGTATTTCTCAGAGATAAAGCAAGTAAGTCCTTAGTTTTTGAATCCTCAACAGCTGCGTGGGCTGACTCTCTCAAGACTCTATTTAGTTGTCCGATACCGATTGTTAGACCAACGAATCCGAGAGCCTTATTCATAGAGTTTCCAACGGATTGAGTTGTCTTGCGTAAACTATATAGGTCTTTTTTTATCTGGCTCATACCAGCACGGAACTTGGATGGGTCCGCTATAACCGTTAGTTTTAGAACGCTCATTCTCTACTCTTATCTCGTAACGCCTCGCTGATTGCTTGAAACTCTCTAAGCGTCAAAGTTTTATATTCACTTAGGCTGATACCTGCATGAACTACCATGAACGCCATTCGCTCCGCTGCCTTATCTGCGACTATTCTTTTGGGTCGGACTCACCAACGAACATGGAGTTAGCCTCAGTCATTGAGACATTCCCAGCTTGTTCTAAAGTGAAGTTAGGGTCAGTGCGTTTCTTGATTGTATAAATAATGGCTTTCATGGCTTTCCCTTTAGGTTGTCCAGCGTCCATTAGTTGGTCAATACTTGCACCGGTAATTAGTTCTATTTGCTCAACTTCGTTGAGAGTCAAAGATTCAAAGTCAAAGGTCTGGGTGGTCATAATTTTAGCTTTCTCTTGTAGTGATGTCGTATAAGTCTCGGTTGAGATTTACTTTCCCATTGTACTCGCTGCCAGCATATTTCTCGTAAATGGCTAGTAAGTCTTTCATGTAGAACTCTCCAATACGAGACCTAACCTTAGCGGCTCCCTTATTCATAAATTGAGTTGGTTTAATGTTTTTGTGAATGAAGTTTTTGCGGTCATAAAACCATCCCCAGTTTTGAGGGTTAGCATAAGGGATAAGAGGGTCTCGTCCAGCTTGAACAGTAACGGTGCTTAGAGTTCCCAGAGTTTTGATTGAGTCTCTAAGTGCACCCGAACGAACTGGAACCAGTTGCCTAGCTTCACGTTCTACGAGTCCACCGACCTTAAGGTTAAGTTTGCGAATCTCAGATTCAGCACCCATAGCCTTAAGACCAGCGACAGCGTCATTCAGTCCACTGATACGAATACCAGACTGAACGTAACCCATGACTAAGCAGCAGTCTTGAGTGTAACTCCATAGTAAACCGGTGGAGTAGTGCTTGGAGTGTGAACAGCGTTTAGAACAGATAAAGTAACCGAGAACTTCACTACGTCGCCAGAGTTTAGGCTTAGAGGTGGAAGTGCGTCGAATACTACTGAACCTATGTAGTGAGGTTGGGTAGTGCTTGCAGTTACGTTTCCGCTAGGTGCAATAGTAAATGCTACGGTAGTTCCGAAGTTTGCCCAAAGAACACGGTAAAGAGACGCTACATCTCCGCTAGTAATTCCCTCAAGGTTAAGGGACCACATTTTACCCGAAGTTACTTCGCAAAATGTTTGCACATCTCCGCTGGCGTCTCCTAGAGTAAGCTCCACTAAGTTAGCGTCGCAATTGTATTCGGTTGAACCGATTTTGAACGAGATGTTCGTTGCTTTGATTCTTGTTGATGTTGGCATGATTTTCCTATGTTAGAGAGTTATAGAGAGGTCGAGGTTTATGTCGGAGGCAAGGTATTCAGCGTTATTAGCCGCTAGTCGATAACTAGGGTTTACAGCTTTCAACATTGTGTATCCTAAGCCTCCAATAGCGGAGACCGTGTCAGCGATAAGAGCGTCCAGTGCTTCGGTTGCTTCCTCGTTAGTCGCGGTCATAGCGATAAGAGTTAGGTTCAGTCCAAGACGATAAGTATTGCCAACGGTTTCAGATGTTAGGTACGGTGAACCAGCAGTCATAACTATAACTGGAGGAACGATACGCTCTGGCACATAGTCCAGAACCTCAAGACCTGCGTTTTGCAAGTCAAGAGCAAGTTCCCCTTTAGAGATAGTTATTTCGTTGGTCATAGTCCCGGACCTGTAAATGGGAGGAGCATTTCGCGAGCTGCATTCATTGGGTCTTTTGCGATACGAACAGTCGTACCAAGGTCAGCGAATTGAGCTACGCCATTTGGAGCGGAGCGACGATGGAACAGTTCAGAGGCACACGACAACACTGCTGAATCCAACACGTCTCCGGGAACCCTTGCGGAACCGGTAAACTTCGCGACCATCTGAATAGCAGACGCTAAACATGAATCGACGAATGTTGAAACTTCTTTAGTGCCAACGTACGCTCTAAACTGCTCCACCGTTACAGCCATGAGTTATTAGGCTCCGGTGTTTAGCTTGACGATTGCACCCTCGAACGGTACAGCGAACGCTGCGTAACCGTAAACAGAGTAAGTGTCAGTCAAAGTAGTTGGGTCTGATACTGACAAGCGAGTTGGAGTTCCAGCTGATTCGTAAGTAGTCAAAGCCATTGAGTTTGCTAGGTAGGCAGTCTTAGCGTCAAGAGCTGGGTCCACAACTAAGCGGATACCAAGAATCGAGCCAGATAGTCCCGGAATGTTTGCAACACCAATGATGTTTTCTCCAGTGCCAACCTGCTGAACTACTGGACGACCAGCAGTATCAACAATTGAAACTAGACGCTTGTAAGCAGTTACACCGGCAACGATGAACTCAGGTGCTAGACCTGTTGCGTTGTAGATATAAGCAGCACCGTCAGCGATTCCACCCATAACAGCAGCAGCAGTTAGAGCTGATAGGTCAAGAGTCTTGCCAGTCCATGTTAGACCTGCTAGAACAGCGATGAACTCAGTGTTCATTTTCTTAGCGTAAGCCAAAGACATTGCTTGGAATGCTACGTCTAAGTAGTTTACGGTTGAACGCTCGATTGCTTGCTTGCTAATCTTTGTGAATCCTCCGTAAGTATTTACTGAGACAGACACGGTTGATAGAGCCACAGCACCCTCAGAGAGAGCGGTGTTTTCGGTTGATTGCTTACCAACTGCGATGGTGTTTGTGTTCACCTTTGCGTATTCGATGGTTAGACCGGTTGATGGTAGAGCGTTGATAGAGAATGCGTTTAGAGTCGGACGACCTGAGTTGATTAGGTTGTTTACGAATCCAACGAACGCTGGGCGGAGAGCTGCGTCAGCTGATGTCGCTGCACGGAATAGCTCGATTGCGTCGGTGTCGCCTGTTACGAGTGCCTTTGCGTATTCACCTTGTGAGCGGAACTTCTGCTCAAAGGCTGGAACGCTGATTGTCGGAGTCTTTACTAGCTCAAGTTCTCTGCGGATTTCAGCCACTTCATCTTGAACAGCACGGACGTCCAGTTCCATGTTTTCAGACATGATATTGGTTTCCTTTGTTTGGATTGAATCCGCTACCAATTCGATAACGGTTGATTCCTCGCGAACTTCGGAGACTGAGGCTCCATCGAAAGCGGGAAAACTAACAAGACTGACTTCCCTGAGCGATACTAAAGTTCTAGTAACTAGGTCTCCGTCTCGGGTCTGCTCAACTGGAACGAATCCAACACTGAACTTATTTATTACGCCATCGCGTAAGAGTGTGTAAGCTTCTTGCCCTCTAGGAGTGTCAGAGATTTTAGCACGGATTTCGAATCCGGCTTCGGTATCTCTACCCTCAAGAATCTTGCCGATTGGCTCTGAGTGTTGCCAGAATAACTTTACGTCCTCAACTGAACGGATAGCACCCGGAACGAATTGCTCGCGATAAACTCCTCCGATGTCTGCGGTCTGACCATAAGGTACAGCCAAGCCAGTTACTTCTCTAGTCTCAGCGTCAAGACGAACCTCGAAGCTGCGTGTCTCTAATTCGGTCATTGTAAACCTTCCTTTGCTCTTACTTCCTCGACAGTCATAAACCCTGCCCTGATTGCGGTCTCCCACATATTGAAACGATTAGCCATGTCAGCCTTGAATAGTCCCTCAAAATTGAACTCGGTGCGAGTGCCTCTAGGGAGACATTCAGATAAAGCGTCTGAGATTGCGTCAGTATATGCGATTAGGGTATGGCGGTAGAATGTCTGTTGCTCGTCCACTAGATTCGAATAAGTGTCGCTAGTTCCATCCACACCGGTCAAGAGTAATCTTGCTGGGATACCGAACAGTCTGGCGATTGCCTGTACTTGCTGAATCATAACGTCGGTGAACATGGCGTCGCGAGGATTCAGTTGA